GACGTGCGAAAGCTGCTGTCGCTGGAACTGACCGGCGGGTTTATCGACGAGGCGCGTGAGTTGCCGAAGGCGGTGGTCGATGGCCTGACATCGCGTGTCGGTCGTTACCCGACGAAGAAGAACGGCGGTTGTCCGTGGCGTGGCGTGTGGATGTCCACCAACCCGATGGACTCGGACCACTGGTGGCCGAACCTTGCGGAGAAGAATCCGATACGCGGTCGCTACCCGTGGAAGTTTTTCAAGCAACCCGGCGGCGTGAAGGAAGGCACGAAAGAGCATCAGGACGCGATCTTCGCGGCTGACAAGCACTGGATTATGAACGAAAGAGCGGAGAACCTGAACAACCTGCCGCCTGGTTACTACGAGCAGCAGCTTGCGGGCAAGACGCTTGACTGGATTCAGTGCTACGCCGGAGCGCAGTATGTTTATGTGCAGGACGGCAAGCCGGTGTGGCATGAGTTTAGCGACAGCCTGATGTCGGCGGATGTAGAGATTGAGACTGGTATGCCCGTGCATATCGGCCTCGACTTTGGTTTGACGCCTGCTGCTGTTTTTGGTCAGAAGATGGCGAACGGGCGTTGGCACATCGTGCATGAACTTGTTGCCTTCGACATGGGGCTTGAGCGGTTCGCGCATCATTTGATGGCGGACATCTCGACGAAGTTTCCGAAGTCGGAGATATTCATCTGGGGCGATCCGGCTGGTGGCAAGCGCGACGAAATCTTTGAGGTGACGGCGTTCGACCATCTGCGGACATTGGGGCTTCGCGCCCAGCCGACAGCATCGAACGACTTCAAAGTTCGTCGTGAGGCTGGTGCTATGCCGATGAACAGGCTGATCGACGGTCGGCCCGGTCTGCTTGTGTCGAAGGAATGTACGCGGACACGGAAGTCACTGGCTGGCGGCTATCACTTCAAGCGCGTTGCTGTCGGTGCTGGGCATGAGCGATTCCGTGACATGCCGAACAAGAACGAGCATTCGCACGTTGGTGACGCATATGGCTATCTGATGCTAGGTGGCGGTGAGCATCGCACTCTGACGAGGAATCCGAACGGTCGCCCGATGTTCAAGCAGCATGTGGCGAATACGGACTTCAACATTTTTGCGTAAAAAAAGCGCCCCGGCTAACCACAAACCGGGGCGCTTAGTCGCAACCAGGGAGAAGTTCGAGTACGAACAGGGATAATATATATGTCTTTGCCTGATGTATCAACTAACTATCACGTAAATTTCATCCCTTTTCATTGGGGGCATGTGCATATGATGGACCTGCGCCCATTCGAGAGGCAGTATTTTGAATGGTTCGACGATTACAACGAAACCCTGAAGCAGTTTGCCGCGTATGGTAATTGCTACACGGCGCTCCATAATGGCAATGTGGCTTGTTGCTTTGGCGCTGTGCCATTGAATCGCGGCACGGCAGAGGGTTGGTTGCTCACTAGCTATATTGTTGAAAGCAATCCTATATCACTTACACGCGGCGCTAGGCGATATATCAATAAGATTGCAATAGATATGCAATTACATCGATTGCAGTTCGTGGTAGATAATAGCAATGTTCTTGCAATCCGATGGACAAAAGCATTAGGATTCACGGAGGAAGGGCTTATGAGGAATTATGGGCCTGACAAATCCGATCATTTTATGTACGCGAGGTATTTCTAATGGGTGGAATGTTTAGTGGTCCGAAGATGCCACCGCCACAACCCCTACCACCGCCGCCTGAGCCTGACCCAGAGATCACTGCCGCGCAAGAGCGTCAGGAGGCTCGGCTAGAAGAACGCGAGCGTAAGGCTGAAGCTGAGATCGCCGCACGTCGTCGCGCTCGCGGTGTTGGCGGTCAACGCGCACTGCTTTCGATGGAGCGCGAAGATGCGCGTCAAGGTATTTCAACGACATTGGGAGCAGGCTAATGGGCGGGTCAAGACGGCCTGCTGCCCCGCCACCGCCGCCGCCCGCGCCAGTCGTAGCGGAGCCGGAGCCGGTTGTGGAGAAAGCCAGCCGCGCGGAGCAGGAAGTCGCCGCACGTCGTCGCGCCCGTCGCATCGGTGCGCGTTCACTTCTTGGCGCTGGCGGTGCAACACGCGAAGAACAAGATACGTTAGGAGTCGGCTAATGCCTAAAGTCGTAATGAAAGACGGAAAGACCAAGACGTTCGCTTATACGAAGGCTGGTATGTCTGCGGCGAAGGAATACGCCAAGCAGTACGGTGGGCGCATCAGCGAGGTCAACATGAAGACCGCAATGATGAAGAAGAAGGCTAAGTAACATGCCGATGAAGGCGGGCAAGTCTGACAAGGCTATCGGCCAGAACATCAAGATGCTGATGAAGGAAGGCCGTCCCATGAAGCAAGCAGTAGCTATCGCTATGCGTAAGGCAGGAAAGCCGAAGAAATGAAGAAGGTCTGGGAAAAGAAGCGACCGAAAGGAATTGGCAAGCCCAAGAGCCTGACGTCTGAGCAGAAACGCGCCGCAATGCGAGCCGCGAAAAAGGCCGGTCGCCCGTACCCCAACTTGATTGACAATATGCGAGCCGCCCGTGGCTAAGACTCCAGCTTGGCAACGCAAGGCGGGTAAGAATCCCGCAGGCGGTTTGAATGAAAAGGGCCGTGCCTCCGCACGGGCGCAGGGTATGGACCTGAAAGCGCCTGTCAAAAAGGGCGATAACCCACGTCGTGCATCTTTCTTGGCGCGAATGGGTTCAATGCCCGGCCCGGAGCGCGACGAGAAAGGTCGCCCCACGCGCCTGCTCCTATCACTCCGCGCGTGGGGCGCTTCTTCCAAGGCCGATGCCAAGAGCAAGGCCAATGCGATTAGCGCCCGCAACAAGGCGAAAGGTTAATTATGCTTACCGTCGAACAGGTCATCAAACGTCACGAACTGGCCCAGCGCCGCAAGGATAACTGGCGTCAGATTTACGAAGATTGCTACGAGTTTGCGCTGCCGCAGCGCAATCTGTACGACGGTCATTATGAGGGTGGTGGGTCGCCTGGACAGAACAAGATGGTTCGCGTCTTTGACTCAACCGCGATCAACTCGACGCAGCGGTTCGCCAACCGCATTCAGTCGGGTCTGTTCCCGCCATACGGGCGCTGGTGTCGTTTGGAGCCGGGACCGGATATCCCGCCGGAGCGTCAGCTTGAGGCGCAGGCGGTTCTTGATACATACGCAGACAAAATGTTTTCGGTTTTGCGTCAGTCGAATTTTGATCTGGCGATGGGCGAGTTTCTTATGGACCTCGCTGTCGGCACGGCTGTCATGCTCATCCAGCCGGGTGACGAAACGACGCCGATTCGGTTCACGCCGGTCCCGCAGTATCTCGTTGCCATTGAAGAAGGCGCACACGGCAAGGTCGATAATGTTTACCGCCGGATGCGCCTGAAGGCGGAGGCGATCAAGCAGCACTGGGTCGATGCGGAAATACCGGATCGCCTTCAGCGCATGATCGACGAGAAGCCGACTGACGAGATCGACTTGCTTGAGGCGACTGTGCTTGACGTGCAGCGAGGCGACTTCGACTACATGGTGATCTGGCCGGACGGCAAAGCACCGTTGGTCGAGCGCAAGATGAAGTCATCGCCGTGGATTGTGGCGCGATACATGAAGGTCGCGGGCGAGGTCTACGGTCGCGGTCCACTTATTACGGCGCTTCCCGACATCAAGACGCTGAACAAGACGCTGGAACTTCTGCTGAAGAACGCATCGCTGTCTATCGCTGGTGTCTACACGGCCGCAGACGATGGTGTCCTGAACCCGCAGACCATCCGCATTACGCCCGGTGCTATCATCCCGGTCGCGCGTAACGGCGGTCCGCAGGGAGAGAGCCTGCGTCAGTTGCCGCGATCAGGCGACTTCAACGTGTCGCAGATCGTGATTAACGATCTTCGCATGAGCGTGAAGAAGATCATGCTTGATGACTCCCTGCCGCCGGACAATATGTCGGCTCGCAGCGCGACCGAAATCGCAGAGCGCATGAAGGAACTGGCGCAGAATCTAGGCAGCGCGTTTGGTCGTCTGATTACCGAGACGATGATCCCGGTTGTGTCCCGCGTCATGTACGTCATGGACGAGCGCGGCATGATCGAGATGCCGCTGCGTGTGAATGGCTTGGAGGTAAAGGTATCTCCGGTATCGCCAATCGCCCAGGCGCAGAACATGGGCGACATTGAGAAGATCACGCAATGGGTCCAGCTATCGCAGGCGCTTGGGCCGGAAGGCACGATGGCTCCTCGGATGGGTGCGATTGCCGATTACATTGCTGATAAGTTAGGGGTTCCTGCTGAACTCCGCACAACGCCGCAGGAGCGCCAGATGGCAATGCAGCAGGCGGCTGAGATGGCGCAGATGGCGGCACAACAGGGCATGATCGAAGGAGGACAATGACAGAAGTAGAAGGGTGGGAAGGACTACGGCAAGCAGCGCCGGAGTTCCGTCGCACGAATGAGCAGGAACGTGACGACATTGATCGCATGTACCTGCGAGTATTCGGCAGCGAAGACGGGCAGAAGATATTGGAGCATCTGCGTTCGCTGACGATAGAGCAGCCTACTTGGTATCCGGGCGAAGAAGCAAGCCACGGCTATGCTAGGGAAGGGCAAAATTCACTGGTCCGCGAAATTGAGCGGCGTATTAAAAGGGCATCACAGTTATGAGCGAAGAAGCAGAAAACACAGAGAGTTCCGGCGAGGGTCTTCTTGCCGGTGCGGCACCTGCGGCCGAAGAAGCGCCGCAGGAAGAAGCAGCAATCGACCATCGCGTTCCTGACGATCAGCCTAGCGTAGAGCAGGTTACTGTCGCGGAAAACGATGAGGAAGTAGAGTTCGAGCGTCCTGACTGGTATCCAGAAAAGTTCTGGAACGATGATGAAGGTCCGGACCTTGAGAATCTCGCAAAATCATATAATGAACTTCAGAAGAAGTTCTCTCAGGGCAAGCACAAAGCGCCTGAAGAATATGACGTGAAGATGTTTGAGGAAGCTAATATCGGCGAAGATGACGAACTTTTCTCAACGTACAAAGATTGGGCGAAAGAAAACGGCATCAGCCAGCAGGCTTTCGAAGACTTGGCGTCAAAGTTTATCAGCATGGCTGGGAAAGAGCAGGAACTTGCCGAAGTCTCGTACAAGGAAGAACACAAGAAACTGGGGCCGAACGCGGACATGACGATAAAGTCCATGACCGAGTGGGCGCAGGGTCTTGTCCGTAAGGGTGTGTGGAGCGGCGACGACTTTGAGGAGTTCAAGATCATGGGCGGCACCGCCCAAGGTCTACGCGCCTTGCAGAAGGTCCGCTCATATTATGGCGATCAGCCTGTGCCGGTGGATGTTGGCCCGATTGACGGCCTTCCGTCGAAGGAAGAACTGTCCGCTATGGTGGCAAAACCTGAGTACATCAGCGATCCGGGCTACCGCGCCAAGGTCGAGAAGATGTTCGATCAGGTATATGGCACA